TTACATCAAGAAAGATTGGGTCTATGACCCTCTCCAAGATATCTACACGGATACCGTGCTTAATGACACGGACGAAACCGTGTATGACGAGTACCTAGTAGGCGCGGGCGTCAAATTCAAGCTTTGGGCGGCTAAAGGCATGAACTCGCAAGAGCTAGGACGCGAGTACGAATACATGCTGGCAGCGGCTAAATCGCAGAATGCAGGTGCGCCGGTTATCTCGCTCGATAAGCGCTGGGATTACCTCTATATCAGTGGCGCTAATATCCCTGATGGGAGCTGGGACGCCTAATGTTCCGTCCACAGGACATGCCTCAAAAGGTATCGAAGGCTCAAGCCTTCCCGGCTCCCGTGGGTGGCTTGAATGACCTTGATCCTTTGGCACAAATGGACGTGTCATTCTTGCTGGATGATATCAATTTCATGCCTGATACGGGCAACTTGAATGTTCGCAATGGCTATCAGGAATGGGTTACTGGTTTATCGTCGGTAAAGACCATTATTCAGTTTGCGATGACGGATGGCACATTCCACAAATTCGCTTGTACTGATAATGGTATTTATAACATCGACGCTTCCATGAATGCCCCGCCGCTGGTGGCGGCTTCGACTAACGGGCTATGGGAATCGACTAATTTCACGACGCCTAATGGTCAGTACCTTGTGATGGTGAATGGTACGGACCCTTCCTGGCTGTATAACGCCTCTACGTGGGTCAATTGGAAGCAACTAGCTTCCCCTGTTAATCCCGGTGAAGTGAGCGGTGTAGACCCGTCTACGTTTGTCTACGTGTTGCCGCATCAGCATCGCCTGTGGTTCGCCGTCAAGAACAGCATGACGGTTTACTACTTGCCCACGGATTCTGTAGGTGGAGCGGCGCAGCCTTTATTCCTAGGTTCCATTTTCAAAAAAGGCGGTTACATCGTTGGCATGTCCCGCTGGTCTAGCAATTCCGGTTCAGGCATCAATGATCGCATCATTTTCTACACGTCTAGTGGTGAAGTCGCTAGCTACTTTGGTACTGACCCTTCGGACATGAGTACGTGGAGCTTGGATGCTGTTTTCTACATCGGTGCGCTGTTAGGCCGTCGCGCCTTTATGGACTATGGCGGTGACGTAATCATCCTGACTAAGCGCGGCGTAGTGCCCGTTTCCTCGCTGATTTCAGCGGCATCAATCGAGATGATTTATGCCCAGGCGATGACACGCAAAATATCGAAAACAATCATTAGGTATACCAAGAACTACGCTTCAGCTCCATTCCTTCCTGAAATTACGCTCTATCCCGATTCAGCGTGGGTAGTCATCAATATCTACAAGCCGAATACGCTGCTTGACCCGGTTTATGGCCCCGCACAGCTTGTGATGAACATTTTGACGGGCGCATGGGGCCGTTTCGATTACCCGGTTCGCACCATTCGCACTTGTAGCGATGGCTTCTACATGGGCACGGATGACGGGCGCGTATTGAAGATCACGTTCGATCAGTACCTCGATGACGTGAAGATGGATGGCTCGGGTGGCAACCCGATTAGCGCCTATGCCATGGGCGCCTATACCTATCTGGACGATCCTACGTTCAACAAGCATGCGCAGTTCATTCGCCCGGTATTTCAGGCCACGGTCAAGCCGTCTTTCATCATCCGCGTGTTGCCTGATTTCCGTCTCGATCTATGGGGTAGCGCGCCCGCTCCAAATTTTGCCGTGGGCAATGCGGTATGGGACGTGTCGAAGTGGGATATGGCGAATTGGGCAGGCAACGAAAACGTCTATCGCCCCTGGTGCAGCGCCAATGTTTTGGGCTATGCGTTTGCATGGCAGTTAAAGGTATCAACGTCCTCAGCCTTAGGGTTGTCGGCTGTTGAATGGGTTTGGGAAGACGGAGATTTGATCTAATGCGATGGTTAAATGCTGACCCTCAATTCGTGCCCCATTTGGCTGAAGCCCTAAAGATCACGCCTACGACTGCCGCTTGTCAGCTTTCCGAGTTTGACAATGAAGTGCCTATAGCGGGGGTACTTTTCGATGGATTCAATGACCGGAGTATTCACGCTCATATTTGGATCAATCCTGCCCATCGTCCTTCTCGACTTTTTTATTGGGCCGTATGCGATTACGCATTTAATCAACTCAAGGTACAGAACGTGGTGGGTACTGTGCCTAGCTCTATTGAACGTGCTATTCGTCTTAATCGGCATTTGGGCTTTAGGGTTAATAGCAGGATCGCCAATTATTACCCTAATGGCGATGACGTAATCATTATGGTTTGTACGCCTGAAACGGTATTCGATTTTGAACGGTTAAGTCATAGGATTAAACGCGATTTTTCTGAGATAACTATTGCAGCCTGAGGATTAACTCATGGGTGGCGGCGGAAAAGCGAAAGCGCCTCCGGCTCCTGATTACACTGCTTTAATGCAGCAACAGCAATCGCAGTACGAGCAGAATTATCAGCAGCAATTATCGGATATGAAATCGCAGATAGCGAATGCTACTGCGACGAACCGCGCTACCCAAGTCGGACCTCAGGGCACATTGTCTTGGAATCAAGACCCTTCAACGGGCCAGTGGACTCAGACCACAACACTATCGCCTCAAGAGCAGCAGCTCTATAACCAACAGCTCGCAAACCAGGGGCAGGCTCAGAATGTTCAGAGTAGTGCGAATGCCCAGCTACAGAATTTGATGAAACAGGGCGCGTGGCAACCCACGACTGCCCTACCTCAATTCAGCCAAGACTATGCGAACAATTACGCTAATCAGATGGAGCAGACGCTTACGGCGCGTTTGCAGCCTCAATACACGCAAGACCAAAACGCCATGCAAACGAAGCTTTCGTTGCAGGGATTACAACCTGGGACGGAAGCGTATGACCGTGCTTACCAAAATCTACTGAAGTCGCAAGGCGATGTTATCTCGCAAGCGAACTTGCAAGCGCAGCTCGCGGGACAGAACCAAGCGCAGTCGATGTATAGCACTCAATTGCAGGGAGCACAGGCGGCTAACACGCTATCGCTGCAACAGTACCTAACGCCGTGGAATACGGCCAGTCAAGCGGCGGGCTTGGCAGGGCAAGTCGCTATGCCTTCGTTTGGTCAGTACGCGCAGCAGGGCGTAGGCAGTCAGCCGACACTACAAAGTACCGATATCGTGGGCGCGGCGCAGCAGCAGTATGCGCAGCAAATGCAGCAATACAACGAGCAGCAGCAGCAGTCGTCGGGTAAGGGTCAGGGCATTGGCTCGATGGTGGGCGGCGTTGCTGGTGGGATTATCGGTAGTGAAGTTCCGGTGGTTGGTACAGCTATCGGCGCTAGTTTGGGGTCAAGTTTGGGCGGTGCTGCTGGTGGTGCTCTATCCGACCTTCGCCTTAAAGAGAATGTCACTCAAATGGATGATGAGGAAGCATTCAACAGGCTATTGGATATTGTGCCTATTACATGGAACTGGAAGGGGCTCAAGTTTGCTGATGCCGGGGTGGCCGCACAACAGATTGCGGAACGCTTGCCTGAATTGGTGGATATGCCGGGCAGATATTTAACCGTTAATTACACGGCTTTGTTCGCGCTTCAACAGGGTGCATTCCGGCATTTGGCAAAAGAATTGAATCACGCGTAATCGGAGGCTGTCATGGCTGGCTATCTGCAAGACCCCGGACAAGGCACTAATGGGATGGGCGGATACGACCCTATCTACCTGCAATCCATGATGCAGTCGATGCCGCAAATTCAAGCAGCGGCTTTGCGTGCTAAACAATTGCAGGGTGCTCAAGCAGCCTTCCAAGCTCTTAGCCAGAATCAGGGCCAGGGTAATTACACTCCTGCACAATCGGGCGTTGCTAAGTGGACGCCGGTACAGCAGTGGCATCCTGATTACTCCCGACTTGGCAATGCCGTTACAGGTGCTTTGGGTCAAGCGGCCACGATGCCTCAAGCTAATGCGGCTCAAAGCACACTCGATCAGCTCCGCAGTCAGGCGTTTATACGCGGTATTCAGCAGGTTTCATCGGGCGTGGGTGGCAGCGGCGGTGTGATGGGTGGCGGCGGCTACGGAAGTGGCAATTTGTATCAAGGTCCAACCAGTTGGCCAGGACAAGGTACGGGATGGGCCGGCATGAATCCGGGTCAATAAGGGTATCGGAGTAAGTCATGTCCGACTTAGGGCTTGATGGCACTACGGCAGGTTCGCTGCTTCAGACATTATCTGACGTGCAGCAACGGCAACGTCGCGTCCAGCAATTGCGCGGCAGTATGCAGCCATATCAGGCTTTGGCAAATATGCCAGGACAAGGGGGCGGCTTAGACCCTGCTTATCAACAGAGTCAGCCCGACAATTCAATGGCTGGTGACATTGGCTCCTATTTAAGTGGTCAATCTCCGAGTGATACACAAGGTCAATTAGACCCAACAGCTAATGCAGCTATCCCGCAAGCCAGTGGCGATATGGGAGGTGCTGCTGGGGCGGGTGCGCCGGGTGGCGGCGGTGGTGCAACCGGGGTGACCTCTCCGGGGGAATTGCCCACTGCCGCGACCATGCGTGCCTATTTGAGCATTATCGGTGGCCCCGACATGAAGGACGTGATTGGGCAGATTCCGCATGTGACGGGTACGAAAGTTGGCAGTAACGGACATTACATTACCTTTATGTCCGATGGTTCATTCCGCGATACCGGCCAGGAAGCCGATTACAAATCGAAGGTGCAAGCTGCGGCGAATGGCGAGCTTTTTCAAATACCCATGTCAGGGGCGCATAAAGGTATTGCTACGCCTATTATCATGGGTGGAGCGTCGCCTAATGTACCGGCGGGGGGTACTCAGGCCGCTGCGCCTGCTGGTACTCAGGCCGCTCCCCCGAGTGGCTTTGATGCTGTCGATAAAATGGTGCAAGGGTTTGAGGGTGGCATGGCCCCTGATGGCTCCGCTAATTTTGGCGTGGATGCCAAGGCGAATCCTAATGTCGATATTAAGACGCTAACCGCTCAGTCAGCTGTGCCGATTCGCCGGCAAACGTGGGACGCTTTGGATATCGATAATCAGCCAGCGAATATACAGGCGCAGTTGTATGACGCGGGTATCAATATGGGTGTGGCGAAAGCGAAAGATCTTTTGCAGCAATCCAATGGCGATCCAAATACGTTCTATCAATTGAGGAAAGCCGCTTATTACGATATGGCCCAAGACCCCAGCAAAACTCAGTACCTTAAATCGTGGCTCAATCGTGCGGCTATTAGCGCGGGCCAGGGACAACAGGCCGCTGCTGCTCCCGCTGCTGCTCCCGCTGCGACTGCGACTGTCTCAGGACAGCCAGCCCCAGGTCAACCTTTATTTGCTCCGACTGCAATGCAAAAAGGCTATGGGCAGAAGGCCGGGGCATTGCAGGCAGAAGCGGATGTTGCGGAAAGAACTGCCGCATTAGGGGCACAAGCATCGGGTGAGAAAGTAGAAGCAAATGAGCTGGCTAAGTTGCAGCCTGCTTTACCGGGTATGAAAGATTCTATAAATCGATATATCGGACAAATCGATCAGTTGATGAATGACCCGAATTTGAAAAATGTTTCAAGTGGGCAATTGCCGTTGACTATGGCCAATGAGCATGTGCTTCCGGGCGCTGGCATGCTTAATGATTATATACATCGTGGCGATCCTAGATTGGCGACGGCTCGATTAATGCAACAAGTGATGGCGGGATCGGTACTGCAAAATGTCCAACAGTGGCGATCTTCGTTTCAGCGCATTACAAATAAAGATGTTGGTCTTATTGAGCCAGCGTCAAATAAGTTGGGTTTTCCGCTTGCTTATAACGCTAACATGGCTGAATTGGGGCGAATGCGTAAAACAGCCGTGGATATGATAAATACGGCCGATAAAGTAGCAAACATGCAGGTAAAACCCATCAATGTGCAGGGCTCTCCCATAACTCCCACTGCGCCTGCTAATACGCCTGCTGTTACGCCTGTTAATGCTGGTGGCTCCGCTCTCCCGCAAGGCTGGTCCATTACGGAGAATAAGTAATGGCAGCTTATACGGTTAAATCGCCTAGTGGAAAATCCTATACGGTGATCGCGCCGGAAGGCACGGCACAGGCGGACCTTCAGGCTCGCGTTCAGCAGCAGGAAGCGGCTCAGGGTCAGGGGGGTCTAGGGGGTCAGGATACGGGTGGTTTAGACCAAGCCCCTCAGGCCCCTCCGCCTCCCACTTCAAGTCCGCCTCCTGCCCCTGGCCCCGCTGCGCCTAGCATGGACCCCAACGATCCTGATAGCCCCAACAATCCAGCGAATGGGAATTTCAGCTTCTCCCCCTTTGGTCAGGAAGCCTTAGGCACATACAACTTGCCCCAGGGCGTAGGCCGCTTTATGGCAGGCGCGGGCGAGTCCATGGCGAATTCGTTTCGTGCTGGAAAGCAAATGGCCGCCTATTTGAGCGGCGATAAGGACTGGCAAAATCAGCTCGACCAAGAGGAAGCCGATGCGCGGCAAACTAATGCGCCATTGAATGCCACTACAGGCGGCAGCGCGGGACAAATTGCTGGTGAAGCGGCGCAAATGCTTTTGCCCGCTGGTGAACTGACCAAAGCGGCACAGCTTGCCAAGATGGGGCCGCTGGGCGCGATGCTTGCGGGGGGTGCGGCGGGTGGCATACAGGGCGCATTGCAGCCTACTACCGGCGATGAATCGCGTGGGATGAACATGGTTGGAAACGCAGCAGCGGGTGCCGCGATTCCGATCATTCCACAAGTGCTAGGCGGCCTGAAGGGTGCGGTCTTGCGCATGCTGAATAAAACAGGTGCAGGCTTTGGTACAGGTTTAGCCGGTCGATTGATGGGTCAAGCGGTTGAAGGCCAAACGGTTGATCTAAATACCCCTGCTTTGCGTGGCATTCTGCGAGATAACAGTCAGTCTATCCCTATTGAAGTACAGCAAAAGATGGCAGTCGCTATTCGCAATGCGGAACAGGGTGCGCCTAATGCAAGTAATCCTCTCTATCAGGGCCAGCGTCTTGTTACTGGATCGGATGCCAATGATCTTTATTCTGCCTTAACAAAAACGGCTAACACGGTGAATGATTCTAACCCGACTGGCGCGCAAGCCATGAATGCCGCGAAACGGGTAGTGGATGCCTCTCAGAAAGCGAGCTTGCCTGCCGCACGTTATAAGGCATTAAAGCTGGGCCGTAGAGCAATGACAGCAGGCGTCAGTCCCTATGGAATGATGACTTCTGGTGCGTTGCTAAATTCGCCTGCTATTCAAGCGCTAAATCAGTCGATGCAAATGCCTCCTGATACTTCAGGAAATCAGAATAAGCCCCTTAATGTAAACATTACTGGCGGCACGACCTATCCAGCAGGTCAGCCCCCGCCACAGTAATTCGTTGGAGAAACACCATGCCCCGTAATGGCTCCGGTGTCTACAGCTTGCCCCCAGGTATCAACCCTGTAGTTACACAGACGTTGATTACTTCCAATTGGGCAAATACAACCATGACGGACGTTGCTAATGCGCTAACTAATAGCGTAGCAGCGGACGGCCAAACGGTAATGACTGGCAACCTGAAGATGGGGGGTTTTCAGGTTAATGGTTTAGGCGCTCCTACAACCGCAAGTGCAGCAGTGAGTTTGAGCTATGTACAAGCAGGCACACAATTTAGGCTCTCGAATGTCTCAGGCGTTAATGCGCTTACGGCCACTTTGGCAGGTGGAGCGTCCGCTTTCACTCTTGGTCAGCTTGTTGAACTTATTCCTGCTTCTACTAATACTGGCCCGGTTACACTTAATGTAAATGGCGTGGGTGTTGTTCCTCTCGTCACTTCGCTAGGTAAACCGCTAGGCAATACGAGCCTTCAGGCAGGCGGGATTTATCTGTTGGGTTGGGATGGTGCGCAGTGGCGCGTACTCACGTCGCCTAACGCTCTCACGTTTGCGCAATCCTCGATTAGCGGGTGGGATCGTCCAGCGGGTGGCACGTATCCACTTATGGCCATGGTGAATGCGAATACGGTATCTGTGCCTGCTGGCTCAGGCCGTATCGTGGCCCCTGGCGCGCGTGACCAAGCGGGCGTGACTGAAGTGTCATGGGTTGCGCAGAATGTAGGGCTTACCAATATCCCTAATGCGTGGGCCACGACGCTCGCCGTCAACAGTGCCGGCGCTATCGTCCAGCTTGTAGGCATCATTCAGGCGCAGTGGGCACGCCAGTACATCATTCTTGGAACCGTCGCGCATATGGACGGCCAAATAGATGGCATCGTGAATCAGCCAGCGATCTTTGGCGATGCGGCCTATGAGTCTTTCGATCTAGGCGTGCTGTTCCACAACACGATCACGGCAGGCGGTCAGGTCGTGCCGAGTGCCAATACCTTGCACATGGACGTTTTGGCAGGCCGTATGTGGCTGGCAGGAGGCAACGCCAACAATGCGAATCAGCCTAACTTCATTGACTTTGCGAATCAGGTCAATATCACGCTTTATCCATCTACGGCTACTAATGTTGTTGCAGCAGCCACACAAGCTGTTCCTGTGTCGCAGTATGATCCGGCTGGTGCGGGCGTTGTTACGCCTATTCCTGTACCACTAAGCCAAGCGGTCATTCATCGCCTGTTTTTGATGGCTGGGCAATACGTGCTTTGCTACGGTCAGACGCTTTATCCTGACTTGAATACAGCCATCCAAAGCATCAACAACGATAACGCGACCTTCAAGCCGCCAGGGAAGCTAGTAGGCGCGACGTTGTTCGCGTACATCTGCGCAACGGCTAATTGTACGAACCTTAATGATGGTATCGGCGGTCGCATTGTGGGCGCGAATGCGGTCAGTGCGACGAGCGGCGGCGGTGCGGGCGTCTCTGAGGCTCCGCTCGATGGCAATGCTTACGCCCGCCTCAATGGTGCATGGTGGCGTTCGATTTTCCTTGACCCCAACTACAATGCGCAGCTTGGCAACAACGCGAAAGCCGATGGCATCTCACTATCGCTAAATGCGGCGGCGGCAACCAATCGACAACTGAACTTTCAAAGCTCAGGCATCAATCGCTTCAGCTTGATTGTGGCAAATACGGCAGAGCCGGGGGCCAATGTAGGCGCAGACATATCGGCAAACGTCTATGCTGACAATGGCGCATTCATCATCTCGCCTTTCACGATTGCGCGTGCCACGGGCTTCATCACGTTTCCCCCAGGTGTGGTCACAGTCGGCATGAATACGCTCGCTACGCCAGCACGCCTATGGCTGAATGCGGCAGCAGCAGCGCAGAAAAAGGTTCAGTACCAAAGCGCTGGCTCTGTTCGCTGGGAAGTCGGCTCAGATTCGGATGCTGAAACAGGGTCTAACACTGGCAGCAGTCTCTATATCCAAAGCTTCACGGATGCGGGCGCTGGCCTACAGCGCATTATGACGATCAACCGTGCGACTGGTAATGTCACGTTTGGTACGCCAGTCACATTAAGTGGCGCGTATGGCTATTTTGGCGTCCCTGATGTAGCTACTAATATGGTTACGTCGCCGGCAGGCTGGACGGCAGCCAAGTCCTATGGCACATGGTTTACGCAAAATGCCGAATATTCCACTGGTGCGTGGAAGTCACAGAATACAACGAATACCCCTTGCGTTTTAGGGCTCACTGCGGCAGGGGGTCTTTCATTCCTTGCTTCGGCAACTGTGCCTGCTTCGGTGGGTGCTGCGGTTACTTTTGCCCCAGCAATGACCGTTGATAAAGCTGGCAATACCATGGTTGCCGGCAATGTCGGTACGAATGGCATTACGGCACAGGCTCCACTAGACGTAAATATTCCCGGTTCCGGTCGTGTCCTGTTTCGTAATACTGGTTCTGGCAATACGATAGATTCAGTAAACCCAGCTAACGGCGCATATGCACCATTGCATATGACAACCACTGGTCTTACGCATGGCGCCCCTCTAGTAAATAATGGTCAGATCACGGTTAATGCGAGTGTCAGTAATGCGGGCGATGTTATTATCAATGACCCTAATGGCCCTCACTTAAAATTCATGGGGCAAACAGGCACTTATCCTAATAAATGGATACGTGGCAATGGCAATAACCTTGAATTTGTAAACAGTGGCTATACTCAGGTTAGTTTTGCAATTAACGATTACGGCACTGCAAACAGTGTGACGGTTACAGGTGGTAGCTACCCTGCATCGGATAATGCGTGGCCTACTGGTAGTAGCGGTACGCGGTGGAGCACGGTTTATGCCGCAAGCGGTGCGGTTAATGCCTCTGACGCACGCGAGAAAACCCC